GTAAACAGTGCAGCAGCGCCAACGATAATATCGCTAGATGTACCTCTTGTATATGCCATTTATTTCACCTCTTTTTTTGGTTAATATATGGACGATTTGTTTCCTCGCCATAATTATACAGCCTTTTTATTATAAGAAATCTGGGTTGTCTTTAAGGTGGTAGTCATACTCAACTATATATTTATGCATTGTTCCACCCTTATATGTATTCAATTCTATTAAATCTCTAGATTCATCTACCTGAAAAACTCTCATACTTCTAAAAAATACCTTCATTGGACAGCCTTTGGCAATAAGATTAGTCTCATTTTCATGCATCCATTTATTTAAATCTTGAGCAGAGGCATCCTCTCTATCTAAAACTTGAGAAATAACCATACCTATTTTATGTGCGTCTTCTGTTCTGGCAAAGACAGTATAAAGAGTTTGCTCTCTTTTGCCAACATAAAATGGCATATTTCTTAATCTAAGCATTCTGTCATAGAATAATACTGCTGGCAACTCTCCTTGAAACTCTGCCGAAGATTGTAAATTTTGATAATAAGCATCTAGATCATAGTTAACGCCAGCAGGAGAAAATGGAATATAGTTGTCAACTGATGGATTCTGTGCCATATTAATATCTTCATAAGAACTTAAAAGTTCATGCAAATAATAATTTATATATTTTGGTGGGAAATCAAAAGTTTCTGCTACTGTAGCCATAGTACTATTCTACCTCAACTTTTGCGTTTACGATCCATTTAAATCCAGTTGCCTGGCCTACTGATTTACCGCCTCTTATGCCTGCTGAAAAATTTTTCTTATATATTGTAGGCTTACTTAAATAATCATATAGGCCACATGCGGTTAAAAATGATTGAGCAAAATATTTTGTTATAAAGTTATCGAACGTTTGTTCGTATGATCCTTGAACTTCTTTGCCTCCAGGAAACTGATTTACAATTGTTTTTTTAGTATAAACTGTAACTCCATTATCTTGGAATACTAAAGGATTATTACCCCTAGGCCTTATAACAACTGAGACTCCATTTTCCATTATTTTAGCCTTACTATAAAATGGCTCGTATGAGCCAGATTGAATCGAACTAGATTGTCTAAAATTAGAATCAATAGAAATTCCAGCATTTGTTATTCTATACTGGACATCAAAAAGTCTTCCTTCTTGAGTTCCAGTTTGATACCATTCGTAAACATGATGCAAAGATTGAGGATTGCTTCTTGCCATTGCGTCAATATATAATTTTAAAGCCTCAACCGTCCCCCTACCAAGTTGATCTAGAAATATTTTTTTTCCAGATTCCGTACCCTCCAAAAATCCTAAAGAATAATTAACTAAATTATTTAATTGTTTTTCAAATGCTACTGTATTTAATCTAACACGCATTAGTCTACTGATGCCTGGCTTTCAGTACGTCTCCAAACCATTTGATAGGATTCTACATTCCCAAAAGCACCAACAAAAGGCTGTATTGTTGCAATTTCATATATAGTTCCTTTTCCAGACCTTAGACCAGATGTCTCTTTATATATTAAGTTATCGTGCTTATCTCGAATATTGGTAATTAAAATATCTGTAATAGAGTAAGGTTTATCTAAAGAAGATATTCTTAGATCTGTTAAAGATCTTGAATTTAATCTATTATTTAGTTGTGAAATCATTTTAGGATCTAATTCTTCAATATTTTTTCTAGCAGATGGAGCGGCATTACACGCTATTGTTCTATCTAGCAGCCATTGTTTTTTTATTTCACCAAAGCCGCCTTGTGTGGATATTGAATAATAAATATCTGCACACATTGGATGAATAAAATCGTTTGGCTCGCATATCATTAAATCACACCTGGCCTTGGAATGTTTATCAAATATTTTTCTAAAATTTTATCAACTATCATATTTCCAGTTCCAGAAAGAACACTTTTGTCAAACTGAATTTTATATTGATCAGTATTGTAAGATGTCACATATCTCTTATAATAATCTAATTTTCCACATTTTAAATCTTCAATTAATAGTTTTGTTGCATACTCAACATCTGTAGGAACAGTTTTATATCCTGCATCTAAGACAAAAGTATAGTCATACCCTCTTGGGAAATCTACTATTCTACCGCTACCAACTGAGCCCAAATCTCCATAGGCTGGAGGAAGAACTATTGATCCTTGCTCAACTCTATTATATGCTCCATCAAAAACACGTTGTACTGCAGAATTGTCTCCAGTTATATTAAATGTATAAACATTATCATCTGGAGTTTCAAAGTCATATATTAAAAGGTTGTTTTCATAAACCTTTAATATTTTATTAAATTTTTTCCAAATACTAAAATAGTCTGATCCTTGCCCAACGCCTTGAACTATTTGTTTTAAATTATAAAAACCATCTACCACAATTGTATCAATAATAGATCTTGCAACCATCTCTAACTGTGTGTACTCTGTAATTTCAGAAGCAGTAGATCCAAGAATATTAGGATCAACATATGGCCTAATTAAATCTATATTATCTTCTATGACTAAGTTATCATCCTCATCCATTACCTGAAATAAAAACGATCTATCTATAAATGATTCAGACTGAGTTATATTGTATGTAATAGTGCTAGAGGCTGTAGAGTTAACCACAGTATTTGTTAATACATGATCAACCAAGTCTTCAACATAAATTGTATATTCTGCATTTGCCTCTGGAACATCCCAAGTTGTTACTTTTGGATATGTAGAAACCCTTAATATATCCATACTATAAACCGTACTCCTTTGCTACTTCTTCAGGAGTAGCACTTCTAATTCCTGGCTTTGTAAGCCATTTTTCAGCATTATGTCTTTCAACTATATTGTACCCTTTTAAAATTTTACCTACCCCAGACCAATAAATATTTTTGGAAGAATGGATTGCAACTACATCTTTTTCTATTTTTGATTTTTTTTGTTGCGTTTCTGATAAATTTTCTGAAGAAACAGTGACAGTGCCAAAGATACCATTGCCAACCGAACCAAGCGCTTGTTTGTTTTTTTCTTTAACATCAGACATAGTCTCCTCCTTGTTGTATTATATCATTATAAGTGAAAAAGGGGGACAAGAGAATTAACTCTCATCCCCCCTAAAACTGTTTACAGATTAGGAATCTGAAGCAGCGTCAGCGAATGCAATTGCATCCTGCTCTTCCCATTGAAGTCCGAAACGAACAAATACTGTGTATTCTACAGTATCTTTTTTCGCTACATATTCACGGTTTACTGTGATGTCTCTTTGGAAGCCCCATACACGGTTAGCAGGGAATGTTAAATCAACATATCCTGCTGGGTAGTAAGGAACTTCTTGTACGTCAACACCTAGAACACGAGTTGTACGTGCTCCACCGAATGTTTGACCAAGACCATCTAAGTAGTTTTGACGATTTGCTTGTGTGCTTCCTGGAACTTGTCCAGCAAAAGCCTCAGCAACAGCATCTGCAAGAGTACCATTGTTCTTAACAATACCTTGGAAAGCATCTGTACCAGCATAGAACTTTAGGTTCTGCTTGATAGCACGATACTTACGTGGCATTGCTAGAATGATGTCTTGCATAACTGGAGTTGTCCAAGCATTATCGGTAACTGTTACCTCTGCTTCGTGAGCATCTCCATCGGTTTGTACCTTGTGTACGAAACCTTCCATAATTGAAAGGAATGAGCCTGTTGATCCATCACCGTTAATGGCTAGATCTTCAATGTCATTACCAAATGCGTTTGTCATAAGACGAACGATGTGGTCTTCAAGAGCAGCACCTTCGATATTATCTTCTAGTGCTTCTGCAGAAACTTCCCAATCTAGACGAATCTTCTTGGTTGTAAGTTCTACCTTACTGAATGTTGCTCCAGCATTGGTATAGTCACCAAGTGCTTGTGAAGCAGCACGAATTACACGCTCACCAACGTTAACTTTTTCAAGTTCCATTGTGTTAGCACGCATTGTTACACGACGGCCATCCTGTGCAAGTACTGTTGCGTCCCAAACATAGTCGATAAAACGACGTGCTTGTTCTGGACGAAGAATACCGCTACCAGCATCACCTGAAGGGTTAACTGCGTTTGGACCTGATGTCACTCCTGATAGTGCTGTTGGGATATTCCCAATAACGCCACCATCGGAGTAATTGCCTGGTACGTTCGCTGCTGCGTCAGATCCTGATGCGAATGCGCCTTGACCCTGATAGAGTCCTGGAGCAGTGCCACCAATGTTACCTGAAGTACCTGGCTGATTTTTCTTGATTTCTTCCGACATTATTACACCTCCTAGTGATTTAAACTTATCGAAATAAGTCGGCTGTTTTGAGGAAACGACCGCCCCATAGGGATTTTTCAACCATTTCTGGTTGTTCCTGAATAATCTCACCGAGATCTCCAGATTTTCGGAATGCTGTATCTGCTTCTACTGCGTCAACACGCTTTCCAAATTCACTAAATTCATCTTTTGCTGCAGTAACTTCTTGTGAAACTGCATCAACAGATTTTGTTATTGCATTTACCTGCTCTTGTAGAGACTTAACGGTTGCAACTAGATCGCTAAAGGCTGATGTAAGAGTATTTTTGATTTCTGTAACTGCATCTGCAATTACTTCGTCAGACTTAGATACCTCTTCAGTCTTTACTTCCTCTGCCACTGATTCAGACTTTACAACTTCTTCTGCTTTAACCTCTTCAGTTTTTGCAACTTCTGCTGTTTCTGTATCACTTGCTGGAATTGCTTCTGCTACAAGTTCTTCTGACTTTGTAACTTCAGCAGTTTCGACTGTGGCTTCTGCCTGTGGAGCGACCTGAACATCTTCAACAACAACATCAGTCTTTTCAACAATTTCTTCTGTTGTCTTTTTTGTTGATTTTGCCATAGGATTTGCCTCCTTTTGTATCTTAGAAGTATTTGTGCCTTTAGCACTGTCAACTAAGAATTTGATCATATTTGTTTTCTCGTTGTCTGTTTTTTCAACGAAACCTATATTTTGCATTTGATTACCAGTTGCTGGACTGGCTTCTGATTCATTTTCTGAAACCATAATGATTCCAGACTCTTTATCCCAAAAAACATTTTCAATGACTGTGTCCATTCCTTTAACAACATCTACGCCATCAACTTTTTCTACTGAAACTATATTTGCAAATTGATTTGCAGGACTATCGACTAAAGACAATTCTACTAAATCATAGTCTTTAATAATTCTAATTTGTTTATCTATTTTCTCATCATAAGCATCGTCCCATTGGTTCATTCTTCCGCCAATTGAAAAACCTGTATATGTCCCATCAAGAACCTTTTCCCATGCGTCCTGTGCACCTTTAGAAATGTAAGCAGACACTACAACACCATTATACATTTTCTCAGAATCTGTGTCATAGTATCTATCTTCTTTAAATGAAACCATTTTACCAACCGCAGATGGTTGATGCATTTCACGAATATTTCCACGAAACTTTTTAAATGCTTTTAAACTTGCTTCTGTTGTAACAATATCGTCTTGCTTATCTACATTATCGAGTGTGGCAAAGCCTGAGACTGTACGTCTCTCTTTATCTACCTTACTAAAAGGCATTGAAAGGCGAAGTTGTTCGCCCTCTGTATTCCAATGGGCTTTAGATATAATCATACTAGTATATATTATAGAGGTCTTTTTAATGATATCTCATTTATTGAGATGATCTACCCTCTCCTTTTGGATTTCTTCCAGATACGGTTGCAGGGCTATCTGATTGATTGTTTGTTCTTTCTGAGTCTCTTTGTCTATTTGTAGTTTCATTTGCTGTATCCTGTGGTTTTAATTGAAAAGGCTCATCTCCATAAGAAACCTGTGGCAAACCAAGTTGTTGTCTTGCCTCGTTTGGCAACAAGACTTGGCTTTTTACATATCTTTCAATAATCTGAGATTGAGCAATTTCATCTGTTAACGTTAACTCATTAAACTTAAACTCAAGAATATCTGTTTTTTCACGAATAATTTTATTTATCATTTTTTCTAACTGTCTTTGTGCTGGCCTAGCAACCTGTTCTTTAAATGTTCTATCTTGAGCCAAGGCTGCTGCGATTTGTGCTGAATCTGAACCGCCAAGTTTTGAAAGTGGTACTTGATGAGCAACTAGAATATCATCACGATTTTGTTTTCTGTATTCTTTAAATGACCCGTCCTGAATTCCATTTTCAATTGGATTCATGCTAAATTCAACCTTATTGTTATCTGTATCGCCAGGAAGTGGTATATATAATGTTCTATGCGATTGTCCCTTAAGACTAGTCTGTAAAAATCTAAACATTTTATCTTCTGCGTCTGCAGACAGTTTGGCTCCCTTTAAAGTTACAACATATCTAGGTACAGCCTTATTAGAAAAATAATCAATATTATATTGAGATGCTAACTGATCGCCATGCAATGAAGATATAGCCGAAATAATATCAGGAACACCATAAAACGTATTTAATGGAGAGTATTGTTTAAAATGAATAATTTCATTTGGCCTATTGTCGGCAGTTACTGGATTTGCATTCCTTGCTCCAAAGTTTCTAAAATAAACAACCTTGTTTGCAATAATTTGAACAAATCCATCTCTCATACGACGAACACGCATAGTGGTTGCTGGAATATGTCCAACATATCCAATTTCTCCACGCACAGTTCTTCCTATTTCTAAGTATCCATTACCTATTGCTTGCACATCTGTATAAACTTTTTCCATTGTAGAAGTAAAAGAGTCATCATTATTTAAACTTTCTAGCCAGTCTGTTAATTCTATTTTTGATCGGTCAATTCTTTTACGTGCTCTTTCTGTGGCTCCGCTATCAATAGAGGCTTCTAGTTTTAACATGGTTCTAGGAGATATTTCAAACTTATATCCCAAACCAACAATGTTTTCTACCTTAGCATCAATTGCAGCATGATTAGCAAAAGAAGTATCATAATAGTTTGCCAACTCGTAAACATTCCATGGGGGAGTAATGACATCAAATAATCCATAAGCGTTTCTATACAAGGTTCCTGGATTAATTTCTTTTGATTGTGCTCCGTTAATACCTGAATTAACTGCGAGAGCGCTATCCATGTATGCTGGAGA